TGTGTGCTGTCTGTGCTGGGCAAGGAGTATCGTTGGAAGACCGGCAAGGTCGTTATATTTGACGATACCTACGAGCATTTTGCGATCAACCTGACGGACAACATCAGGGTGGTCTTGTTTATGGATTATCTTAGGCCACTCCCGTTGCCTCTGCATTGGTTGAACAAGTTTTGCATCTATATAGGGCGATTCTTGCCGTACTACAAAGTACCGATCCAGCGGCATAAGGCGTGGGAACGGAGGTTCTACGGAGAAGATGGCATTCCTGCAAAGCAACATTCCGCACTTTAAGTGCTGGGTAAGACGCGAATACACACACAACCACAGCAAATATCATGGCGAGTTTTTACACGCTATGGCAGTTGCAGTTACAACGATGCCTTGTCGGTGTCTCAGCTTCCAGATGATATTCACTGGCGCTGAAACCTATGACAACGACGAGCCAAACATCCACGGAGGCGCGATGTGGGCAAGGATGCCCATCACTGCCTTGGTAGGAGACACCCCCTTTGAGGAGTGGCCCGAACCAATGCCGGTCTACGCGGCGCAGCCGTGGGACTGCTCATCCAGAGAGCACAGCGTTTATGTCCTTGAGAGGGCAACGCCGTGTCCTTGGATCGCCAAGATAGACGGGGAGTTCTACCCTGCAAAGTATATGTTCACGGTGGACTACACAGACAACGAGATCGCTGATGACCCTGCTCAACACAAGCAGAGCCATGTGATGGAGCTTCTGGATGCAGGCCCGTGGACAGGCAACATCGTGGCGCTACCCAATAACCGTGTACGGGTGACACACCCAGCATGGTGGTCAACGGGAGAAGGCGCACCGGATTTCAGGCCGTCACAGCATATTCACTACTCCAAGTCGGACTTGGATTACACGCTGGACGTAAACAGAGTATTCGACAACTTATACGCAGGTGAGGACGATGAGGAAGAAACCTAAAGGTATGGCAAACGGCGGCATGATGCGAAAGGTTCCCAAAGGCATGGCCGCAGGTGGCACAAAAGGCGAAAAGCTGAAGATGGTAAAAGACCCTGATACTGGAGATCAGGTGCCGTTTTTCACGGTTGACGGCAAAGGCAAGATGGCAAATGGCGGTCAAACAAAGGTTCCCAAAACTAAGGGTTACTTCAAGGGCGGCAGAACCATGAAGAACAAGATGAACACCAAGGGCGGCAAGATGGGTGGCAAAGGCTAAGTGGCTATTGACCGCGCAGCAACACCCTTCAGCCCTCAAGGGGCTGGCGAGGAACAGCTAGAGATCGTGATCGAAAACCCTGAGTCTGTCAGCGTGATGGACGAAGACGGGGGCATGATTATTGATTTCGACCCGAATATGCCTGCCCTTATGGGCATTGAGCATGGCTCCAATCTAGCGGAGTACATGGACGAGCGGGACTTGGACAGTCTTGCGAGTGAACTTGTTGGGCAGTTTGACGCTGACCGCATGAGTCGTGCGGATTGGGAAGACTCCTATGTCCGTGGTCTTGATCTTCTTGGACTAAAGTTTGAAGACAGGTCTACACCGTGGGAGGGCGCTTGTGGCGTCTTTCACCCGATGCTGTCTGAGGCGGTTATTCGCTTCCAGGCTCAGACCATACAGGAGATATATCCTGCCAGTGGGCCTGTAAAGACCACTATCGTCGGCAAGATAGACGACGAAAAGACCAAGCAGGCGCACAGAGTACAGAACTACCTGAACTACCTGATTACCCAGCGTATGACGGAGTACAGAACGGAAACAGAGAAGCTGTTGTTCTCTCTGCCGATTGCAGGCTCTGCATTCCGCAAGGTCTACTTTGACCCAAGTATGGGCAGACCCTGCGCCATGTTTGTGCCAGCAGAGGATTTTGTGGTCAGCTATGGTGCGTCTGACCTGTCAACGTGTGAACGTGCCACCCATGTAATGAAGAAAACTTCCAATGAAATCAGGAAGTTGCAAGTTTCTGGGTTTTATTCAGACATAGATTTGCCTGCACCAACACCGGACATTTCTGAAATTCAACAAAAGTATGATCGCCTGACGGGAGACTCGGACAATTACGAGTTTGACCACAGGCACACCCTGCTGGAGATGCACGTTGACATCGACCTGATAGGGTTTGAGGACACAGAAAAGGGCAAGCCCACAGGCATTGCTCTGCCCTATGTAGTTACCATTGACAAGTCATCACGAACAATTCTGTCGATACGGCGTAACTGGTACGAAGATGATCCCAAAAAGATGAAGCGGGATCACTACGTTCACTACCAGTATCTTCCGGGGCTGGGATTCTACGGGTTTGGCTTGGTACACATGATCGGCGGTCTATCCAAGTCGGCAACATCCCTGCTCCGACAGCTAGTAGACGCTGGAACACTTGCCAACCTACCGGGGGGATTGAAGTCTCGGGGACTCAGGATCAAGGGCGATGACACTCCCATCATGCCCGGCGAGTTCCGTGACGTAGACGTTCCGGGTGGTGCAATCCGCGACAACATCACGTTCCTGCCTTACAAGGAGCCAAGCAACGTCCTCTACCAGTTGCTGGGTGACATTGTAAACGAGGGGCGTCGATTCGCGTCAGCGGCGGATGTGAAAGCCTCAGACATCAATGGCGAAGCGCCGGTTGGCACCACGCTTGCAGTGCTAGAGCGTGAGATGAAGGTGATGAGTGCGGTACAGGCCCGTGTTCATGCCGCCGTCTCCAAAGAACTCAAGATACTGTCAGAGCTTGTCAGGGACTATGGCCCAGAGGTCTATCCCTATGAAGAGGAGAACGGGCAAACCGTTCCCACGGACTTTGATGACAAAGTAGACATTATTCCTGTTAGCGATCCCAACGCGGGGACAATGGCACAAAGAATCATGCAGTATCAGGCGGCCTTGCAGTTGGCTGCTCAAGCACCCCAGATGTACGATATGCCACTGCTTCACCGTCAGATGTTAGACGTTCTTGGCATTCAGGATGCAGACAAGATCGTTCCAACAGAAGATGACATTAAGCCGACAGACCCTGTTACAGAAAATATGAACATCCTGACGGGCGATCCGGTCAAGGCGTTTATATATCAGGATCACGAAGCCCATATCCAAGTCCATATGTCGGCTATGCAGAATCCTCAGATCATGCAGATGGTTTCCAAAGCGCCAAACAAAAAAGCGCTTGAGGCGGCTATGGCGGCACATATTGCTGAACACGTTGCCTTTGCATATAGGGACAAGATTGAAAAAGAGCTTGGCATAGAGCTTCCAGGGCCAGAGGAAAAGCTGCCTGAAGATATTGAATTGCGTATCTCTAGGCTTGCAGCGCCAGCAGCCCAGCAGGTTACGGGCAAAGCCCAAGCTATGGCTCAAGCAGAACAGAACGCCAAGCAACAGCAAGATCCTATTGTTCAAATGCAACAACGAGAGTTGGCGCTCAAGGAGCAACAGGCGGCAGCTAAGGCGCAGACCGACATGGCGAGAATCCAAGTCGATGCACAGAAGGCGGAAGCCAAGACCATGCTTGATCTGGAAAAGATGGATCAAGAGGAACGCTTAGAAAGCGCAAAGATCGCCGCAAAGGTGGCGATGCAAGATTCCAAAGAGGAAACCCAGCAGGAGATAGAGGGTTTCAAGGCTGGATTCAATCTAATCAAGGACACCCTAGATGAGCAAAAAGGCAACGAATAACGTCCTGAAGGCCATACAGAACGACCTGAGAACCCAAATGAACGAGGTTTCAGATCACATGGCGATGGGCGGTTGCAAGGACATGGATGAGTATTCTCGTAACGTGGGTATCATCCAAGGGTTGGCCTTTGCAGAGAGGACGCTATTAGACCTAGACGAGAGGCTAGAGCGCGAGTAATTCGTTACACAAGGTAACGCATGGTGACACCAGACACCTATTTCTGGTGCAGGAACGGACTATGACTGAAGAAGACACACAGGTTGCCAAGCAACTACCCGAACCCAAAGGCTACAAATTACTTATCGCTCTCCCAGAACCGGAAGAAATGACGGAGGGAGGCATCCTCAAAGCTAGAGAAACCATGCAAATGGAAGAAATTGGTTCTGTTTGCGGGTTCGTGATGAAGATGGGCGCAGATGCTTATCAAGACGAAAAGCGTTTTCCGAATGGCCCATACTGCAATGAAGGTGATTGGGTGCTGATGCGCTCATATAGCGGAACGCGATTCAAGGTTCATGGTAAGGAATTTCGCCTTATCAACGATGATAGCGTTGAAGCAGTAGTTGAAGACCCAAGGGGGATTGTGAAGGTATGAGCGAAGAGCAGATGGAAGAACAAACCATGTCCACTGAGGACAAGTTTTTCGGTGTCAAGACAACCATTGGTGGTGAAAAGGCCGATGTTGATGTCGAAGTCGTAGATGACCGACCTCCAGAGGATCGTCGCCCTCCTGCTAAACAGGCTAAGGAGGAGGCAGTTGAATCAGATGACGAAGAACTGGAGGGTTACTCAGAGAAAGTCAAAAAGCGCATTAATAAACTACGCTATCAGCAGCATGAGGAGCGTAGGCAACGCGAAGCCGCTGAAAAGATGCGTGAAGAAGCTGTCAGAGTGGCGCAAAAGTATGCGGATGAGAACAAGAAGTATCATGCAATCATCCAAGAGGGCGAGCAGTATCTGGTTCATCAGATTCGAGAGCGAGCTAATCTGGCTCTGGAGCAAGCTAAAGGTCAGTATCGCCAAGCATACGAAGAAGGAAATACGGATAAGGTTGTCGAAGCCCAAGAAGCTATGATGAGGGCGCAATCTGAGTTTCAGTCTGCTGACTATCAGATGAACCAGATGAATGCCGAAAGGCAAAGATTTGCTCAACAACCACAGCGTCAACAGTTTCCAGAACCGCAACCGGCAGTACAACAGCCGCAACCACAGGCCCAAGAACCACCACAGCCAACCGAAAAAGCGGCTAAGTGGGCGCAGGACAACCCGTGGTTTGGTCAGGAAAAGGACATGACTGCTCTGGCGTATGGCGTCCATGAGCGGCTTGTCAGGGATGAGGGGTATGACCCCAACTCCGACGAATACTTTGAGACTATAGATCGCACGATGCGCTCTAAGTTTCCAGAATACTTTGGCGACGAGGAAGTTTCTACGGAAGAGCCTGTCGCTAAAAGTCCCCCCGTGGTCACAGCGCCGTCCTCACGGAATAACGGTGCGAAGCCACGCAAGGTGAAGCTGACTCGCACTCAGCTAAGTCTAGCCAAGAGGCTAGGGCTAACACCCGAACAATATGCCAACCAGCTTGTTAAGGAGGCTCAGT